AAACTGGACCGTTATGTATTAAAGCAATAATCTTATCACCAAAATTATCAATAGACCAAAGACCTGGATCAATTACTAGATCTCCTGATGCTGCTTCACCCCATGCCACAAAGTCAGACGTGTTTGTAACTGTTGCACCATCAGCATGAGAAGCTGCGGTTGTGCCTCTCGCTCCTCGCGTCACGCCTGTTAGTGTATTGCCTGAGATTCCAGTGTAAGAAATATCTTCATTGTCTATTGAAATATGATTTGTACCTGTTGATGGAAAGTTAACAACGCTTGTTAAAACAATAGTCGTCGTAGAAGCATCGATTGCTCCGTTTAAAGTTGTTGTAAGTGCGTTAGCAACTGTACCACCAAAAGTTGCTAGACCCCAACCAAAACCTGGTAACTGTTCTGCTGGTCCAACTGAATAATAAGATTGAACTCTTATACCGCCAGATGTTGTAGCACCTGATCCAGTTTCCGCCGACGGCATTGTAATTGTTATTGTTAAGTTGGTTGGTGTTGAAGTCACCATAAATTTTTTATCGTCAAAATCAGAAGCTGCGTAATTGGAGTCAGTGATTGTTGTAAAGTTATCTAAAAAAATAATATCTTTTTCGTTAATATTATGACTTGTACTAAAGGTTAAAGTAACTGTTGTTGAACCATTTGTGGTGCTAAATGCACTTGTTAACGTAGTTGTAGCTTTTATAGGATGTATGTCATAAAATATACCACCTGAATAAGCGTATAATATTCTGTTAGTTCCTATAATAGCAAACTTGTTACCTGATTTATTTACAAGGTGATGCAAGGATCTTGCTGCACCAGTCAATTTATCTTCACCTAACTGTGCCCATCCACCTATCTTTTCAGGTGTGCCATATCTAAATCTTACATTATCACCATCAACCCATTGTCCTTCGGCTGTAGTTTCTGTAATTTGTTTGTTGAATCCTGGCTGAAAACCTATCTTTTGTAACATAATGACCTATTATAACAAATTGTTCTGAATTAACAGATTAAAGTATTAATATACTATAGACCATTATTCTTTAAATCACAAGGTAATCCTAGGTGTTCCCTACCGTCGTATTTATTTTTATTGTCTTTACTATCTACATTATAGTGTAAAAAAACCTGACAACAATCAGTGCCATTAAATTTTTCTCTCCAGTGTTCTAACTCTGTGCCTCTATATACTAACATATCTCCAGGTTCTAAATCTACTTTTACACCAGGAGTAAATTCTGAAACATAACCATCCTCTGTATCATGACCTTTGTTTTTATCAGGTTCTATGAAAATAGGCCATCTGTCTCCACCTATATTTAAGGTTGTTGATATTTCACAACTAAACCTATCTTTGTGTCTTTCAAGAACATCTCCATTTTTATATACTCTTGTGTAAGAATACGTTGGAAATAATTTTAATTCAGTCTTTTCTTCCATAATTTTTTTAAGATCAGAAAGTAAAGTTTCTGTCGCAATATCAGCATAATGTGAATATGTGTTTGGTGCTTGATCGTCATTCCAAACACCCCAATAACTAGTAAAGGGAGATATGTATCTTTTATCAAATAAAGTTTTCGCTACTCTTTTTTTTAATAAAAAATATCTATATATGAAATCAGCTATCTTTGGATCAATCGCTTTTCTAATAATTGTGTATCCGTGTTTTTTAAAACTCATATTATCTCTTCTTTCAAAATATTTAATTTTTTAACTATATCTATTTTAATATCTACAAATTCTAAATTAAAAGATATAATGATTTTTTCAAATTCATCTTGTTGTTCTGGTGCTCTGTGTATAACATAACTTGGAAATAAAACAATATCCCCCTCTTTTGCATTTATAGACAATTTCTTATCTTGAGAAAAAGGATCTATTAATTGAGTTTTAGCAGAGTTTTTAGAAAAATTAACATAATATACTCCTGTATAGTTTTCACCATGAACATGCCAATCATGTTTTCCATTTTTGTTGTATCGTTGAAACCAAATGTTTTTAATTAAAACATCATGATACCCCAAACTATTAGCACAATCTTTGAAATATTTTTTTAAATATGGTTTTACATATTTTACCCAGTCTCTTAATTCATCCTGTGAATTAGCCCAATCTAATTTATGAATTAGATTATCTACATGATCTGTTTTATCTTCTAAATAATTACAATTTGCTTTTTGTAATTTATTAATTAATGTATCTTTAATATCTTGATGTTCTTTTAAAGAACCTAAAAGACAAGCACTATTTAATTTAAACTTTTTCATATATTAACAACTAAAGCTATTCTTTTGCCTTTCTTTGGAAAATATGCTTCGTGATAATTTTCTCCATCAAACATAATCCCTGTTGCCTCATAGCCTTTTGTTTCTTTTAAAATTTTCATGTGACTATTATCGTTTGTATATCCAGATGTAGCATCTTCTTTTAATTTATCTTCATATACTATTGTGCCTAAATTATGTTCATCATTTTTAAAATATATAATTATGTTTTTGTGGTTTGTTAAAAGATCTGCATGCGCACCAGATTTTTCTAAATTACATGGATAAGTTAAATTGTAAGCCATTCTATAGACTTGTTTTATTTTGAACCTGTGCTTGCTTGCACAAGCATATAAAAAATCCATTGTTGGTTCATATATGTCAGAATTAACTTTACCCTCTCCTCTTCGTACAACCACATGACATAAAAAATTAAAAGTGTTTATTGTATTTTCATCACCATATTTTTCTATGTACCAAGGAAAAGTGTTAGACAAGATAGCGGTTCTTAACACATGGTATTCTTTTATGTCCCTAACATCTAATTCTATCATTATTTATAAGGTGGTCCTATATTCCAAATTACCAAAGAATATCTCGTCCCTTCAGTTACAGGTCTTACTCTATGCCATACAAAACTAGGAAATACCACGATGCTCCCTCTAGGTAAAATTTCTGTACATGTAGTGCTTATATCTTTTTCCAAATTATTTCTTAAACTAAATTCTAACTCTCCTCCTTTATAATCTTTTGCATCTGATAAAGAACAAGTAACAGATAGTTTTCTTATTTTTCCATTCATGTTAGGATCTTTTTGATTTTTGTAAGGTTCTTGCCAACTATCACAATGCCAACCATAATGTTGATTTTTTTTATATTTAGTGAACTGACACATTTCAGAATAATTCCAATCAAAATTCCAACCAGCGTTACTATTTGCAGTTCTAATATAAGGATGTATCTCTCTATAAATCCAAAGATCATTTAACCAAACAACATTAGAATTTCTTTTTCTTTTTAAATCATTTATTTGTTCTTTTTTTAAATTAAGAGTATCACCTGTTAAACCTAAACTTTCTTTTTGTTGATTTGCATATTTAATTAAATCATCACAAAATTTAGGGGTCAATACAGACTCAAAATACCAGTACTGATGTTGTAGATTCATATCTTTATATGTCTGTTATATAACTACACCATCCAGTTGCAACATATTTTTCTTTATTTTTATTTATTATACCTCTGTGAGTATGAGTAAAATCTGTAGGCCATATCAAAGTTAGACCTTTTTTAGCTGGAGCTTTTATCTTTTGATACATAAACTCTGTCCCTCCGTCTTCTAAAGTATTTAAATATGTCATAAAAACTAAAACTCTATTAGAGGGTTGTGTTCTTTCAAAATGCCATTTTTTATAGCCACCTCCTGGTTGATAGTGTTGTAAGTTAAGACATTCTGTTATTCCAAAGTGTGTATTTTCATAAACTGTCGGATACTCTTTTTGATATAACAAAATTATATCTTTTAAACATTTAAAATATTTTTGAAATAAAGCTAAATTACTTTTTGTAAAATCTACTTGTATGTCTGTTGAATCTTTTATGGATTTATCAACCATACCTTTCTTTACGTTATCCGATATTTTTCCTTCGATCTGTAGGTCTTTATTTGATTTAAAATAATTTACTAGTGAATCACATATATCTTCATTCATATACCAGCCCCCTATAAAACTTTCATAGGGAAAAGAATGTTTAGGGTACATTAAGGGGTATAGGTATTCCAAGTAGAATTATCTGGATTCCAATAATAGTAAATACTTTCATCGTTATTTCTTGACCACCATCTTAGATTATCTTCGTCCCAATCTACAATATAGTCTTCTCCATTTCCTGCAGGTTGTAAATTACTTGGATAAGCTACAGGTGCTTCCCATACAGCTGTTGTTTCATTTAAAGTCCAAGAAGTATAAGGCTGTGGATGATAAAAAGCATCTCTTGTCGAATCATAAATCATACCAGGTCCACCAAAATTTTTTCTTTTCGCTTTGGTTTGATCACTATGCACTTGATTAAAATCTCCTGAAACATAGTAAACGCCTCCTGAAGTATTAAAAGAAGTTTGTTTCCAATAAGTATCTGGATAATTACCACCATACTCTTCTAAAATTAATGGAGCGTTAGGAAAATGATTAGCCACCCAATTTTCAGATTCAGTAGTGTAGTCACCACCATTATCAGCTACGTCTTGGTCATTAACAACCATTGTTCTTAAAACAATGTTGTCAGAAGTTTTTATTTCACAAAAATGCGCCATTACGGTTGTAACCACTCCCCTTGTTTAATGTATTCAACTACGTCGTTTAGTTGCCAAATTCCATCTGCAACCATACTTTGAGGTACTGCTGGTACCGCAGGTATTGCAGGTTCTTTAATTCCAACTCTTCCAGACCCACCTGGTCCACCGCCTCCGCCGCCGAAGCCGCCTCCGCCTCCGCCGCCGCCAGCGTTTGTTGTTCCTGATGAACCTCTACCACTTGATCCTGCACCTCCACCGCCAGGTCCTCCGCCGCCGCCAGAGTTTCCTCCACCGCCGCCTCCTCCTGCGTATGTTCCAGAACCCACTATAGGTGATACACCTTTTCCATTTCCTCCAGATGTTCCATTTCCGTTAGATGAAGAAGGTGAGCCAGCACTTCCAGCGCCACCGCCGCCTCCGCCGCCACCGTTATTAGATTGTGTTGCTGGAGGTTTAGGTCCTCCTGCATTACCAAAACCAGATGATCCAGAAACTCCAGGTTGTCCAGGTTGTGTTGCAGATCCACCAGAAGCTGGAGGTCCATTTCCTCCTCCACCATTTCCGCCAGACCCACCAGGTCCGCCACCTACACTATTTGCTGAAGCTCCATATCCTCCACCTTTTGCTGTTAAACCAAAAGCAGTACTATCAGAACCATTATTTCCAGGAGATCCTCCACCTGTTGGTGCAGGACCAGATCCTCCACCTCCAATTGATATTGGATAACCTGTATTTCCTGATACAGGAAAAGAATCATCATCAATGAAAACCATGCCACCAGCTCCACCACCACCGCCAACGTTAGAGCCTCCACCAGCTCCTCCACCTACAATAAATAAACTTATTGCTGTAGTTCTAGGTTGAGTAGTATGTGTTCCAGGAGAAGTAAAATTTGCTATTACTTCAGATTGAGCTGGGACTGCAGGTACCGCTGGGGTTAAGTTAGGTATGTTATCAGGCCCAATGACACCTCCATTTGAAACTGACATTAGTCTTTAACCTCCTATGCGTCGTCTATAGATTCGTACGAAATTATTAAATCTAAATCAGAGTCTGCATTCGCACCACCTTTTAAGACATCGCCTTCCATTAAATAAATTGCTGTTCCCCCACCTAAGACTTCTAGTGTTGAATCTGCAGGGACTGAAATAGTTTTTGCTAAAAAGAAAGTTCCTGATGTATCAAAATCAGAAACACCATCTGGTGTAAAGTTTGCTTTAACAACTGATAAAGATAAATCTGCCGCGCTTGAACCATCTACGTTTGCAGCTGTAATTCTGTTTACTTTTAAAATTTTATTTGAAGCTACAGTTAATAAAGTTGTAGTTGTAGTGGACGTTAAGTTATATCCTAACGATTCACCTTTAATACTTGTTACTGATACTACGTTTGGGTTTGCCATAATTTTTTATTCTCCTTAGTTCTTTTAACCGAAAACGATCGCCATTGCAATAGCTTTTCCTGTTGTTGCTAAACCTGACCCATTTGCTTGAACTTCTCCAGTCCCTTTAGGAATCAAGTTTATACTAATATTTGAATCACCACCAACCGCAGAAATCGAAGGATTATTGCCTGTAGCAGCGTTAGTTATATCAAAATGATTGACTGCAGAAGCTGTTGTTTGAAACTGTAATTGTTCATTACCGTTTTCATCTCTAATTCCATGATCATCATCAAAGTCAATCATGAAAGAATTTGTGTCTAAATCACCACCTAATTGTGGTGAAGTGTCTTCTACTATATCTTGTAAACCTAAAGCTATTTCTACAATGTTTGGATTAGTACCATCATCAGCTTTTGCAACAATTAATTTATCTCCTTTATCAGTGGTAGCAAAAGTGACTGTGCTTCCTGAACCAGTTGCATATTTAAATTGAACTGTAAAAGTTCCTGAAGTTGAATTTCTTAAAATATAAAAAGTTTCTACATCATTTGGAATTGTAACAATTTGATTTCCTGTAATTGTACCTGTAAATTCTATTACTCTTCTTTGAGCTGTACCAGTTGTTGCACCGTCATCTACAGTTAATGCTGTAGTTTGTGCTCCACCAGCAATTGATACTTGTGCAAAACCACCAGTTAGTTCTCCAAGTAAACTTAAATTATTATTTGTTTTTGTTCCCCATGTACCAGCATTTTCGCCAGTAGCCATTAGTTCTATACCAAGAGGTGTAAATGTAGATGCCATAAATTTTATCTCCTATGCAGCGTCAGTATAACTTGTATTTGATCCCGTTGCAACATCTGTATACGATGAATTTGAACCAGTGTCAACTGCTTGAAATGCTTGAATTCCGAATCCTGAAGCGGTACCAAAAGCAGCTACAGAAGCGGTTGCTGATTGACCTGTAAGAACACCTGTAAAATCAATTACATTAGATACAGATCCATTTGAAGAAGTTAAAGAAAATCCAGTTACACCTATTGCATCTGCAGGTGATAATGTTCCTTGAGATAAAGTTGCTGATTGACCTGTAGGAATAACAACAGGATTAGAAGAAATTGATATATCTCCTAAAGATACTGTTGATTCAAATCCAGTCACACCTATTGAGTCTTCAGGTGATAATGATCCAACAGAAGATGTTGCAGATTGACCTGTTGGGCTTAATACATCTGCAGGTGATAATGATCCAACAGAAGATGTTGCAGATTGACCTGTTGGAGTTACTGAAACATCTCCAACCATTGTTGCAGAACCTAAAGAAACTGTAGCACTTAATCCTGTAACTCCAATTACATCTGCAGGTGATAAAGATCCAACTGAAGATGTAGCTTGTTGACCATCTAAGACTGGAGCAGGGTCTAAAGATTCTCCCCATACTTCAGCTCCCCATGTATCTCTACCCCAACCTTGTTCATTTTGTGCAGTTATACTTCCAACGCTTGTGGTTGCTTCTTGTCCTGTAGGAGATGCAATAGTTGTTAAATCAAGAGTTAGATCTCCAACAGAAGTTGTAGATTCTACACCTGTTAGCGATGCTGTTAAAAATTCTTCTGCTTGCGGAGTTCCAAGTGATGTTGTTGCACCGACACCACCTACTTCTACACTGTATGCAACACCCCATCCAGCGTTATTCCAAGCTTGTCTACCCCATCCAGCTAAATTAAAACCGTCTGCTTGACCTACTGATGTTGTCGCTGAAAAACCTGTTATGGGTTGTAAAGTAAGTCCTGAATTCCAAGTGTTATCACCCCAAGAATTATCACCCCAAGCAACACCATCTGCTGAGTACATTGAGCCACCCATTCCAGCGGTTTGTAAAGAAAAATAAAAAAGTTGTGCTGGTGCATCAGATGCAACTGTAATTTCTACATAAGCACCAGGTTGACCTGGAGAATTACTTCTTGTTGTTCCAGTGTTATAGAAAATACCACCGTTATGTGTTCCATCAGGTGTTGTTGAAAATACTAAATTGTTTCCTGAAACAGATGAATCTGAATCATCAAATCTATATGTTGCACCTTTTGCAAGAAGCACAGTGTCTTGTTGTACACCATCTATAAAAAATTTATCTGGACCGCCTACGTTTTGGACGGTGACTGTAAAAGTGACGTCAGCCATAAGAGGTTAACCTCCTATGCTATTCTAATGATAGCGTTACTTGCGTCTGCTGTTGGAAATTGAATTGTGAAAGTTCCACTTGTTACAGTTTTGTCTGCA